GAAAAAGTTGGAGAATCGACCCCGGAAATGAAAACAGCATTTAGGGATTTTATTGTTAAGGGATCGGGTGTAGTGCCGATGGATTTTCGAACCTATTGTGACACTAAAAACATTGAATTCCCAAAATACGTTACCAAAGACATCTCAGTTAACATTGACCCCTCAGGTGGTTTTGGTGTCATTCCTGAATTTAGGGATATGATTACAACCCGAGAGTTTGAGACTACACCAATGCGACAAATTGCTGAGGTAGTTCCAATCAATTCGGATGCAATCGAATTCGACGCTGACAATGATGAAGCTGGTGATGGTGGATGGGTATCAGAAAAAGCAACCCGAGGCACCACAGACACGCCAGATCGTGAGCATATCCGAATCGATGCTAACGAACAGTTTGCACAGCCTAAAGTCACTCAAAAGGGCCTTGATGACATTGCGAACGTTGAGACTTGGCTAGCTCGTAAGGTTGGAGAAAAATTGTCTCGAACCTCAAACACAGCTTACGTTTCGGGTGACGGCGACAACAAGCCAAAAGGATTTTTGACTTATCCAGCTTGGGCAGTGCCTGACACCTACGAAAGTAAAGCAATTGAGCAAATCAATTCCGGTGCTGATGCTGCTTTCAAGGCGGATGGTATCATTGACCTGCAAAATTCTTTGAAAGAAATTTATCAATCAAACGCGGTTTGGTTGGTAAAGAGAAAAGTTTTTGCTGCCATTGCTAAGTTGAAAGACGACGAAAGTAATTATCTTTTCAACAGAACATTGGACAAAACTGTTGGACGACCCTTCGATCTTTTGTCAAATCCGGTGATCTTCGCTGATGATATGCCAGTTATAGGGTCGAACTCTCTATCACTCGCGTATGGCGATTTTCGTCGTGGTTATATGATTGTGGATAGGCTAGGAACCCGCGTACTACGCGATCCATTCACAAATAAGCCTTTCATTCTGTTCTACACGACCCGTCGTACTGGTGGCCAAGTCATTAACTTCGAAGCGATCAAAATTCAGAAGTTAGCGGCATAATCTAAAAAAAAGAAAGGAAAGTAACATGACTACACGTGAAATGCATAACACGAAGTTTCCAAACGTGGCTTTGGATCAACAAGAGATTACCACAGACACGAATACTGTTGGTAACATCATTGATGTTCAACAGGAGCCCGGATTTAACTCACTTGAGTTTTATATTCTATCCGGAGTAATAACAGATGGCGCCTATGCCATTCTGTTAGAACACGGTGACGATCCTGGTCTTTCTGACGCAGCTCCCGTACCCGATGACGAACTGACTAATTTAGAGTCTACGGCTGGATTTGTTGCCGCTGATGACCAAACAGTTAAAAGGATCGGCTACATTGGTGGTAAGCGATTTGTACGCCCTACCTTAGTTTCAACCGGAACGACTTCTGGTGGATTCTTTACTATCATGGCGCTATTGGGACATGCCCGAAATGCTCCTGTAGACGGAAATTCGTAGTATTATTACTATTATTGGGGGGCGCGTAGCCTTCGCGCCCCCTTCATAAAAGAAAGGAAAAACAAATGAAAACACTAGTAAAAATGAAAATTACCAAAATGGGAAAAGATGATGATACAGCCATTACAGTTAAATACAACGAAGGTGGCGAATACAAAATAGGTCCAGATTTGTTAAAAGCATTTAAAAATTTGAAGGCTGTAGACATTTTAGACCCAAAGAAGGAAGCAGCAGAGAAGGAAGCAGCAGAGAAGAAAGCAGCAGAGAAGAAAGCGGCAGAGAAGAAAGCGGCAGAGAAGAAAGCGGCAGAGAAGAAAAATAAATGACTAAACTACTAGATAACGTTAACGCAGATGAAACAAGCGATCCGGTCAAGTTCGGCGGTGGCAGTAAAGTCATAGTGGTAAGAGGCGATGATTTTGGCGGTGGCACGGTAAATATTGAGCAAAGGAGTTCTAGTGATTCCGGTGAAAGATTTGCAACTATTAGCTCATTCATCTCCAATGGCACTAAAATTTTGGCATCTGTGACTCCCGGTCTTATCACACGAGCTGTCCTCACTGGTGCGACAAGCCCTAGTAACGTTTTTGTTGAGTTGATTTAGCCAGAATAGATTTATGTCTATAGGCTATCAAATATTTTCAACGGAAGCCGAGTTTGACACCAAAGAAATGGCAATATGCGCACTTCTTTCTATTCCAAACATTTCGACAAAAACAACTGGATATCGAGAGAAGATAAAGCATTATTCACAAGAGCTTTGGTGTGGGACCGTAGAAGATACACTTGTTCAAGCGTGCGCAAATATGACCCCTTCAGAGCGATTGGTATATTACGATCCGGAAAACTTGGTCAGTATCCAATATCTTACCGATAATGGCTGGTTCCCTCCGGACCCTTGAGAATGACATGATAGGACAAATTTCAAACCCAATAGTAAAACCAATAGTTTTAGGGCCTATTTTTACCCCGGCTCTTCCGGACATATCAAATTTAGAAATTAATCTTGATGCTAGTGAGAGTGGAAGTATCCTCACTCCAACAGGTAACGTATCAGCCTGGTTGGATATTGAAAAGGGAAATAACGCAACTCAGGTCCTTCTGGCTTCTCAGCCAACTTTTGGGACGATAAATAATGTTCCTGGAGTAAATTTCGGATCGGTGGATTCTGTTATGAATTTACCTTTTACATATGATTGGACTAATCTTCCATTCACCATTATTGCCGTAGCAACAAAACGAAATAGTACAGGATTTCGGGGAATTATTTCAAATAGATTTGGGGCCGGCGCAGGTAATTGGTGGATAGTAGGGCAAAATATTTCACAGTTAATGGTTTTGGAAAGGACTCGTCCGACTCTTCCAGTTATGGATTTTAGTTTTGATGCGAGGAGTCAGCCTCCACAAATATACGAATTTAACCATAATTCAAATGACACAATTTACCTAAATGGGGTACTTACCGATACTCAGGCTTCAGGGGCTATTGGCGGCCTAACGAATGATCTGAAAATAGGGCGTTGGCTGACAGCCAGTCAAGCCTGGGACGGATTTCACCACCAAATCCTTGTTTACTCTAAATCAATAAATGTCGACGAACGATCTGATTTAATGGCTGCTTTGAGACCTAAATGGCAGGGGCTTTAAATGATAATAATTATGTACCACTTAATAACAGGTAGAATATAATTATGTTTGGCTTTTTCGGTAGACGTAGAACACCAAGGATGCAAGAAGAAATCACATTTTCTCGTCCTAACCGGAGCATAGCGCCTACCGTAGAGCCTGTTAGTATCTCTGAAGCCAAGCTACAATTGCGGGTTGATTTCAGTGCGGACGATTCTTTAATTACCTCTCTCATAACCACAGCAAGACAAGCGGCAGAGCTATATTGTGAGCGTGCTTTCAACGATCAAACCTGGGAATTGTTTTTTGATTTTTTGGGCAATGTGAGGGAAACCCCCTGGTGGGATGGTGTCCAAGAAGGTGCGGTGAATTCCTTTTTTCCGAATCAAATCACAATACCGAAGCCCCCATTACAAATCATCGTTCAAATCACGTCCTTTGACGACGATGACGTTGAAACTGTTTTTGATGCGGCCAATTATCAGGTTTCCACTTATAAAGGTGATGACCCTCCACAGGGTCGTGTCACATTACGTAGGGACGCAACCTGGCCCACAGCCACTAGAAACGCGGATGGGTTAAAAATTGAATTTAGGGCTGGTTACGGCCCTCTAGCGAGTGATGTTCCAAAACAAATCCGAACAGCAATATTAGAAGAAATTGCGTTTAGGTACGTTAACCGTGGGGATTGTTTAGACCCAGCTATCAAATCATCCATAGCAATGGGCATGCTAAAGCAATACAAGATCAACTTTTTATGACCAAGTGCTGTAAAAACGGAAGCATAATCGGGCAGTTGGACAAACGGATCGATATTCTTCAGGAGTCGAGTACCAGAGGTGCCGGTGGGGTTCGAATACCGACATGGACCGTTTCGATTTCTCTATGGGCCAAGATCACCCCAGCTCGTTTTAACCCGTTCAGGGACGCCCAAAGCAAAGAAAATCAGATCCGGCATAAGATTAAAGTACGGCATGACCCGGCATTAACACTAACAGCCAAGCAGAGAATCCGTTTCGGGACGCGATTCATGTTCATAGACAATTTCTACATTATGGACGAAGACGACAGATTTGACATCCTTGAAGCTAGAGAAAACTCTAGTGCTGTGGTGACGGTTACTTAAATGGCGCGAGAAGATATAAAGGGATTAGATAGGTTAACCAATAAATTACTGCGGTTGCCTGCCGCTATGACTAAAAATCTTAGGCGTGAGATCGCTCTAGGTGCCGAGTTGATAAGATCCGAAGCGATTAAATCAATTTCTAAGGGTGGCCGTACTGGTGTCGTTTACAAAAGAGGCGGCAAAACAGGTCAACGGTCAGCGCCCGGCGAGTTTCCAAAAACAGACCGTGGCCGCTTGGTCATCAGCATAAAGACCGATCCGGTTGCGGGAACGAATGGTTTGGCGGTTAAAGTTGGAACAAACCTTAGGTATGGAAGAGCTTTAGAATTCGGCGCTCCGGCTAATAACTTGAAAGCACGCCCTTGGTTGGCTAGAACGCTGAAAAACAATGCTAAAAAGATAGGTAAGAAAATTAGTCGTGAATTGAAAATTGTTCTTAAAAGGCCCAGACCGTGAGTGGATACAGCGCATTTGAGGTCCAAAAAGCAATAGACGCGGTATTAAGGGTAGACGCTACCCTGTTAGGCCTATTGGGTAATGGTATCGATAGCATCCTAGATAATCCTAATCAGGCCGAAATGTCTGTTGTCCAATATCCTACTTTGGTTTATTCATCTATTGAGCTAACCCCATTTGATACAAAAACTTTCGAAGGGTCCGATGTTACTATTTTAATCACTGCATATTCACGTAGTGGGGCCAAAAAAGAAACCGCGGCTATTCTAAAACAGGTTCATTCCTTACTCAACCATACTACCCTAACGGTCGAAGATAATGACTTTATTCTTTGCAGATGGGATGGGTTATCTGATATAGTTAAAGATGATACCGATCAGGGTGTGCTTTTCAGGGGAGACATCCGATTCAAAGTATTAACTCAAGAACAATAAGGGGTAAAATATGGCAGCTAATGATGGTCGAAGTTTTCTACTCAAACAGGGCGCAGTAGCGGCCTCTCCTGTAACGATCGCGGGGGCACGTGTTACTAGTTTTGCTATAGCCAATGAAGTGGTTGATATCACAAACAAAGATTCAAACGCCTTTAGAACCTTACTCGAAGGGGCTGGCACAAAAGCTTTAACCTTGGAAATTGATGGAGTTTTAGACAAAGGTGCGTCTACCGACCAGTTTTTGCTTGCCAGTATAAACAACTCAATTGACATATACAGCCTATTTTTTAACAACGGTAATACTTTAGAAGGACAATTCCAGGTCGAGTCCTTAACCGTAGCAGGCGAACATAACACGGAGCAAACCTTTACGGCGACACTCCAAAGTTCTGGCGCATATACATTTAATCCAGCATAGGGAGGTATAAAAATGGCACAAATAGTAGTTCAAGATTTAGTAAGGGGTGGAGTAGAGCCCATATTTAATGCGGCTTCAGGACCGGGAGATGAATTCCAAAACGACGCCAAGACTTTGGTTTATATCAAAAATGGGGCGACGGATCTCAACATTACATTTCAAGCGCAAAATACCTCAACCTCTAAGCCTGGTTTCGGTGACATCACTTTAGGTAATCAAGTAGTCAATGTTCCAGCGAATGAGGAAAGGGCCATAGGGTATTTTGAGGCAGCGATATTTAACGATATAAACGGTCTCGTTCAAATGACTTATGATGATGTGGCCAATGTCACAATCGCGGTTCTTAAGGCACCCAGAATAAGTTAATGAAACCTATCGTTAAGATAGACATTCTCGGGAAAGTTTATCCCGTAGAAGCAACCTTCGACTTTTTATCTGAAGTAGAAGATTGCACTAGTGTTGGTTTAATCAGGCTTTTGATCCACAAAGAAGATATGAAGTTAGTTCAAATAAAGGCGATTTTAACATTGATTGTCAAAGGGAATATTGAGGATGACATCTTAAAAAATTTCATCCTCAAAAACTTCACATATGCGACCAATAAAATTATCGAAATTCTAGAGATTGGCTTTTTGAATCCAAATCCCAGGGCCAAAGTAATGACAGATATCCAAACGGCGGACGAAACCAAAAAAAAAAACTGAGTTTTTTCCGTTCCATATTTACAAAGAGTGGGCGTTAGGTATTTTCAACTGGGCCCCAAAATCGTTTTGGAGTGCTACAATATGGGATATAGAGGATGCTCAAGTGGGGTACTTGGAATCTAAAGGGACCGATTTAAGTAAGAAATCAAATAAGCCACTTGATAAAGCGTTCCTAGATGAAATGAAAAGGAAATTTCCAGATGGCAACAATTGAAGAGTTAAACGTCGTTATATCCGCCAATGTTAAAGGCCTTGATAAGGGTATAAAAAAGGCAAACAGGCGGTTAAAGTCATTAGGTAAAACCGGGAAGAAAGGAAATAAGGAACTAAACGCCGGGTTAAAAAACTTAGGGGCGAGGTTTACGAATCTGGCATCGTCTGTGGCTATTGTTCAAGGGCCGCTAGGTGGCGTTGCTGGCAGATTTAGTGCTCTGGCAGCGGTTCTAAAACGGGTGAATATTTTTACCCTTGCCACGATAGGGATATTTACCGCCCTAACCGTGGTTGTAGGAAAATCCCTCACAAAATTTATCCCATTTGAAAAGGTTACCCTGCGTTTAGGGTCGGTTTTAAAGGCAACAGGTCGGGAAGCTGAAACTTCGGTAAAAAGGTTAGATAAATTTGCCGTCCAACTCGGTAAAGCTACCTTAACAAGTCGGCTGGCGGTTCTGGAAGCGGCTGCTGCCTTGGCGACGTTTCAAAACATAAGAACAGACCAATTTGAAAGAATCATAGAAAAGGCACAGGATTTAGCCGCTGTATTTGGCGGGGATCTGAAATCTAACACGGTATTGCTGGCCAGGGCTCTAAGTGCTCCCGGAGAAGCTTTTACGATTCTTGAAAGACGAGTGGGTAAGTTTACATTAGCTGAGCGCGAATTATTGAAGGAACTCCAAGATACTGGCCGGATAGCTCAGGCGCAAGAAATTATATTCAAAAAATTGGAATCGACAACTGGCGCCGCTGCTAGGGAGGCGGAAGGTGCCGCTGGAAGTATAGACACTCTTGGGGAATCAATCACCAATTTAGCCATTGATTTTGTTGAGGTGACTGGAACTGCAAAAGTTTTTACTGCTGCTGTCAACTTTCTTTCAGCCGCTTTTTCTAAACTAAACGAAAAAATTAAGTCTCCTCAAAATAGAATAGCTTTATTGAACAAAAGAATTTTGAGGTTACAAACTGACATAAAAACTCTCAGTAGATTACCTCAATTTCTTTCAGGCAAGGCGATTGCCAGAAGTTCAAGATTACTAAAAGAGGCTAGGGCTGAATTACAAAAACTAAAAGAGTCTTTGATAGAACCTAGCGAAGATCCGGAGGCCCTTGCAAAACCTGTTATTCAACTTACAGAAGCGTCTAGGAAAGCATCGCAAGAAATATCCAAAAACCTGGCAGCTGCGATATTGGAAAGCCGAAATAACCTTCAAGCATTTGGAAACTTTGCCGAAAACATACTTAACCGGATCGCTGCCCGAATTCTTGAAGTTGCTGTGACTAAACCGCTGGTTGAGGGAATATTGGGAGCGTTAAACATTCCAAGCGTACCTGGTATTGGGGATGTACCAGGGAAAGCCTTGGGTGGCCCCGTACAAGCCAACAGACCCGTCGTTGTAGGTGAAAAAGGACCCGAGCTTTTGGTTCCGACCTCTAGCGGTAACATAATCCCAAATAATAAACTTGGTGGTGGTGGAATGACTGTAATACAGAACTTCACGATCGCCACAGGTGCCGATATTAACACGATAGATCAAAAAATACTGGATGCGACACCTGGTATAGCCAACCAAGCCCAAGTCGGCCTTATAGACGCTATGCAGAGCGGTGGACGGGTTAGCCAGCTTGTCGGGAGGAAATTCTAATGGCGATATCCATACCTTCAGTACCAAATTTTACAACCGCATCTTTTTATCTTCAGTTTAATACTCAAAAATTTGAATCTCCCTTATCGAAGGCAGTTCAAAGAGTCCAGCTTAGCGGTCCTAGATGGGTGGCCTCTTTTTCACTTCCGTCTATGAGCCGTGATACTGTCGCAGAATGGACCACTTTTTTTAATAATCTGAGGGGCAACCTCAACACTTTTAACGCTTTTGATCCTGAAGGGAAAATACCTAGAGGGTCAGCCGGGGGTACCCCTTTGGTGAACGGTGCCTCGCAAACTGGGAATACATTGATTACTGACGGATGGCCAATATCAACGAATGGAATATTGTTGAAAGGGGATTACTTTTCGGTAAATGGAGAGATGAAACAAATTACTGAGAATGCAAATAGTGACGGGTCCGGTAACGCGACCCTTACGTTTGAGCCCAATTTGAGAAATAGTCCCGCAGACGATGCGCCGTTAACGACAGACAATGCCACCGTTGAGATGATTCTGGCAAACGACAATGCGGGAATCTTTACCAGTAACCCAAATGGAATTTTTCAGCCCAAATCATTTAGTGCATTTGAACCTTTGAGCAAATGAGCAAAAATATACCCGCCTCTTTGGTTACTGAAAGCGGTAAGAATGCGGTATCACCTGTCATATTGTTAAAGCTTGAGTTTGATTCTGGGGACATTCGAATTCACACTGACATTGGAGACATCACATTTGATAGCGAAATCTACCAAGGTGTGGGTGATTTGGGAACCATCACGCCCACCGAAGAAAATTTTCAGCTATCGGCTAGCTCGGTCACGGTGTCGTTGAGCGGAGTAAAGAATTCATTGCTCTCAACATTTTTAGTGGAAGACTTCCATGGAAGGCCCGGAACGATTTTTTTCGGGTTTAAAGATAGTTCAAATGTTTTGATTGATGCTTTCATAATATTTAGTGGATTTATGGATACTGACACAATTGTGTCTGGTGAAACTTCCACAATATCACTTAAAATTACCAATAATTTAGCACTTTGGGATCGTCAAAAATTAACGCTGAACAATAATGAGGATCATCAAAAAGACAATCCGGGAGATAATTTTTTCGAATTTGTCGAGGATTTAAGGAGTAAAAATTATGCATGGGGAAGGGCTTCAGAGAGTGAAGAGCCGGTTCAACAAGCATCTGGGGCTTAGCAAAATGAAAGAAAAATTAAGTAGGGAATACATTGAAGATACCCCAAAAGGTTCATTTGAATACGGGACTAACGATTGTGCGCTTTGGGCTTTTAAATATGTTTACTCGCTCAATGGTTTGGATCTGTTCACGAAGTATCTGGGACAGTATAAAACCTGGTCAGGGGGTAGAGAAGCATTGCGAAAATTTGGTGACAAAAGCCTGAAAGACTACTTAAATAATCATTTTGACGAAATAAAAATATGGTTCGCTGGCAGGGGAGACTTGGTGATGTATCGGGGGGCCGTTGGAATATGTCAGGGAAAGCTCTCATTTTTTTTGAATAAAAAAAATATTATTAGTCTTAATACATTGGATTGTAAAGACGCTTGGCGGGTTAAGGAAAAATGCCACAAATAATAGCGGCGGCTGTTGGAAGTTTCGTAGCCGGGTTGGTTACAACTTCACTTGGCGGGATTGCCGGTGGACTGGCTGGACTATTCGCCTCTACCGCAATTTTATCCGCATTTTCTAGCAATCAACCTAAAACATCCTCATTTGGTGCGGGTCAACTCATTTCGAACACTATTAATCCCGTTTTACCCCAAAGATTAATTTATGGGACTAGACGCGTTGGTGGTCAGATTGTTTATAAGACCCCGTCGGCTACTGGTAAGGATTCCAACAACAACGATGTCACCGGAGAAAATCCATTTTTTTGGACCATAATTGCACTTGCTGGTCACGAATGTGAATCAATCGAAAAGGTTTTTTTCGGGGATGTGGAATTAACGCTAGATGCCGGGGGCTTTGCAACCAACCCTCAATTTGTTGAAGCCGGTAATAGCTTGATCTTGGTTAAGAAATTTGACGGTAGTCAGACTGTGGCCGATCAACAAATGATAAATGAGATAGCAAACTGGACGAGCAGTCAAATCGGTAAAGGGATTTGTCATGTTGCGGTCCGTTTACAATATAGCCAAAGCAAAATGAGTCAACTTAGAACTATAAGTGCGTTGGTAAAAGGTAAGAAAATTTTTGACCCCCGTACCTCCATGACGGTGTTTAGCAATAACCCAGCTTTATGCATTCGGGATTATTTGACTGACTCAAAATTTGGCTTAGAATCCACGTCGTCCGAAATAAACGACCCCTCAATTATCGTGGCCGCTAATATATGTGAGGAACAAATTGAATTTGTTGAAGAGGAAATTTCTGGGGTGCCAGTAATTGGATTTTTTGATCGATATACTTGTGACATGGTCGTTGAATCGGGCACAAATTTAACGGATAACCTCAATTTTCTGGTATCTACCTTAGCCGGAGCCGTTACCTATGTTCAAGGTGAATTTAATGTGTTCGCAGGAGCTTTCACGGCTCCTACTGTAACAATAGACGAATCTTGGTTAGCTGGTCCGGTCCGAATGATAACCAAAACCCCTAGAAATCAAATATTCAACGCTGTAAAGGGGGTATTTGTTGACTCCGAACAAAACTATGAAGTCACGAGTTTTACTCCCGTTACAAGTTCTGTTTTTGAAGCTGAAGATGGGGGAACTAGAATTTTTCAAAATATAGAGTTAAGGGGAACTACGAACTCGCAAAGAGCCCAGAGAATCGGACGCCTGTTGTTAAGGCAAAGCCGCCAACAAATCAACCTTGAAGTTCCCACTAATTTCAAAGCATTGGAAATCTCAGCCTACGATAATATCAATTTATCACTCTCGATATTTGGTTTTGTAACAAAGGTTTTTAAGGTTACAAATTGGAGGCTAAACAGTAGCGGTAGCGGAATTATGCTTAGCTTACGAGAGGAAGACGCCGCGAATTACGATTGGGATGTTGGAGATGGTGTATTTGTTGATCTCCCCCCTGATACCACGTTTCCCTCGCCATTTGACGTTTCACCACCTGGGGCACCAACGATAGTGGAACAGTTGTATGTATCAACTGCGGGCTCTAGTGTAAAGACGCGTGCCCTTGTTACTTGGAGCGCCTCGCCTTCCCAGTTCATTGTTGCGTATGAAATTTCATATACAGTCGATGGCGGCCCAGAGGTTTTTGTCGGAAGAACCGCTGACCTAACGATTACGGCTTTTGACCTTCAACCTGGATTGTTTATTTTCTTTGTCAAAGCGATCAATAATATTCAGGCCGAAAGCGACAAATCCCAAAATACTATATCGATTATCGGACTGTCCCAGCCACCGGCAGATATGGAAAATTTCAGTTTGAACATGTTGCATAACAATGCAAGTCTTAGCTGGGATTTGTCGGCTGACTTACAGGTTCGAACTGGTGGAAAAATAATCATCAAGTTCAGCCCACTATTGGTTGGCGCAAGTTGGGGGACAGCTTTTAACATTCTTGCGTCCTTACCTGGAATTGCCCAGGGCGTGACCGTTCCGGCGCTAACAGGTACATATTTGATAAAGGCTGAGGACTATCAAGGTATTCAATCAGAAAACGCCACAATCATTGTTTCTGACGTCGCCAATATTTTGAGGATGAATGCGGTGGCCAACAGTACCCAAGAGCCCGGTTTCACGGGGACAAAGGTTGCTATGATTGTGGATTCAGGTAATTTGAAATTAGATGGAATTGGACTCTTTGATGATGAACCAGGCGATTTTGATGATGCTCCCGGTCTTTTTGATGCGGCAAGTGAAGCGGGGATTAGTGGGGAATATTTCTTTGATGCAGTAGTAGATATAGGGCGGGTGGTTACTTCAAGGGTGTCGGTCGATATGGAGGCCCTAATCGTTGACGAAAGTGACACATTCGACCAGAGAGGAGGGCTTTTTGACGACGGTGCCGGTTTTTTTGATGGTGGTGATTCAGATGCCATTTCAGTCGAGGTTTTCATTCGAACCACCGACGACGATCCATCTGGTAGTCCCGTTTTTACTGATTTTCGTAGATTTGTTGCCGGTGATTACAATGCTAGGGCATATGATTTTATGATCAAAGTGAATTCAAAAAACAACGCATTTAACATACTCATCTCAAAACTACAGGTCAATATTGATATGCCGGACGTTGTAGATTCCGGCCAAGAAATTACCAGTGCTTCAGGGCCAGTAACCGTAAATTATGGCATTAATTTCTTTTCCGTTCCAGATGTCGGTGGTACAATGATAGACGGTGACACGGGAGATTTTATCGAAATTACAAATCAAACTATTAGTGGTTTTGATTTGGGGGTTAAAAAGAACCCCGCTAGTTTTGTTTCACGAACCGTAAATTGGATGGCCAAGGGATTTTAGGGAGTATATATGCCACGACATGATTTAGTTATTGATAATCAAACATTCCCGGCCTTTAGAGGCGACCTAAACGCTTTCTTGCAAGCTATAAGTTCTCAACAAAGCGCTGCGGGAGATACCACCTCTACAGTACAATTTCAATATTCCGCAAATCTTACAACGAACCTATTGAGTCGGCGAAACGTCGGCGATTCTGCCTTTTTGCCTTTTGATACTCTTTTGGATTTAAGGGTAGACACTAAAACTGCTAACTATACTCACCTTTTGGCTGATATGAATCGGGTTATTTTACTCGACGCTACTTCCGGAAATTTAACAGTTACGCTTTTAGACGCTGCTATCGCTAAAAATGGTTTTCGTACGACGTTTAAGAGAATTGATTCAAGCTCAAACACTGTCCTATTAGATAATTTTGGAGGTCAAACTATCGATGGTGTTGCCGATCTCGGACTTGTAGGAAAAAATGACGCGGCTACTATTCATTCTAACGGTAGCAATTACTTTACTGACACCCTTAGGGTGATAAATCCTACCTTTATCAGACAGGTACTTGATTTTCCTGTTGAGCCTATTAATGTGACCAGTACGTACCAAAACGCTACGCTTAAATTCTTTCAAAGTGCCAATGTGTCTCCAGTTTGGCGGAAAGCCCTTTTAGGGGGAAAAGTCTTTATGTCTTGGAACCTTCAAGGGCCAGGAACCGGAGGAATTCTTTACGACCAAAGGATATTGGGAGGGGATGGTACCGTTCATTTTGAGACTCTTGGAACAGACGGCGGGGACATTGGAGCGGCAAATAGTCAAATCGATGGCATACTTTTAAGCGCTGGTAACAGCACAAACTTGGATTTAAGTAGTCAAGATTTGGTTGGCATAAATTTTGCTGGGGCGGCTGGTGGCGGGGCGGCTGAGGCGTGGAACTGGCAAATTAAATCACAAAGTGGTGATCCCAATACGACACCAAGAGCGTTAAGATTTATATGGGTATGGTGAAAAATTATGGCAATTGAAATAAGAGATAGTTCAGATAATGTAATCGCTAAATATGAAGTCTTGACTCGGCCATTCTTTCCTTTTGAAAAAAAATCTGTTGATACTGTCACTAATGGGGAAACAGTCAACCCAAACTTTGACGCATCTAGTGAGGATCAACAAAGGATAAATGATATGAGCCTACGTTCAATTCGGAATAAAGCTATCGCTTGCACTGATATTTGGATGTTGGAAGACGCCTTGAGTTCCGCTAAGGCCGTTTATAAAACTGCTGAAAAGGATGCTATCAAAGTTTTCAGGCAAGAATTACGAGATTGGCCAGCCACATTAAAGACCAATGGATTTAGTGATATAGAAACTCCGGTGGTCCCTAGTTTCGTCCCGACCAAAGAAAAATTGAGAATTGAATCAATACTTATGGACGCTCAGTTATGAATTTTTATTCGGGTTAATCTGACGAAATGAAAATTCAAGGTGTAACTAACTTCAGTTACCAAGAGTTTTTTAGCCCCGACTATTTCAAAAAATGGAAGGGTACCCCCTACTGGTTGATTAACTCAATTGATTATCAACTACCCCATTTAGCGCAATTTATCAGGGATCGATATCAAGGGAACGCGGTAACAATTTGTAACTGGCTTTGGAGGGTCGAAAATGATTATCCCTATGATTACTCGGGCTTCAGAGAAGTAGAGTGTAAAGAGGGATCTAAGGTTTCTAGGCATAGGCTAGGTAAATGCATTGATGTTAAAGTTGCCAATGTAACCCCGCAAGAGATACAGCTTGATATCAAAAATAACTTTTTACAATTCAATTCGATGGGACTAACGGCCATTGAAGAGGACACCCCTACTTGGACACACTTATCGGTGGAAGACACTGACTGGCGTCGTGAAGACGGTCTCTATATTGCTCCTAATCTTAACAAAAAATAAAATGTTAAAATCCACGATAGTTCGAGTGAAAACTCTGGAAGTCAATTTTCAAAAATTAACCAAGTTTATCGGGGATTCATTTAATGATATGGGGGACGTCATTGAAGAGGGTAATAAAAGTATGGAGGCTAAAATAGATGAACTTTTCGAAAACATTGGCAAAAACAATGAGGATCTTGGTAAAATAAAGGCAGAGAAAAAAACGAGGGACAAAATAATAAGGTGGGGTTTTGGCACACTTAAACAGGCATTAGCCACTATCGTTTCTGTCCTCACGATTTATTTTTTATTTAAGTATGGAGGTAAAACATTATGAGAATTTTAAGTGGTAGCATAGGGTTTATTGGGGGTAGTTTCATTTTCTTAAAGGCGGCAATTACTTGGTCGAGTCATTGGATCATCAAAATGATTTGGTGGGGCTTTAATCGTAAGAACTGGAAAACAATTCGACAGTATTTTGCTATAGCTCAAGAGCTTAGCAAATTTGCTAAGAAGGAAAAGGCTGCTAAAAATTTAGGTTGGTTGGCCAAACGGTTTGACGAACTTACCAAGCACTATTCCGATGACGACACGAAAAGAGCGGCGACCGAGATTACGAATGCTAAGGGCGTTCTTGAAGAGGTAAAAATTGGGTACGAGTTGGGCGGGGAAGTAACCGGGAGCATTGGTCCGATAGAAGCAAAATACGATCCCAACAACGGCGGTTTTAAATTTGGTTTGAAACTATGAACAAGTTTTGGTTAGGTGTTTTATGTGGAGCGGTCGGCCTCGTTATAGGTGGTCTGATTTTACCAAAGCATTGCGAGGCTGAATACGGCGCAACCATTTACAGTTCTTATTACAGTTCGGCCCATGTGGGGGGAGTTTTTGGAGATTATTACGATGATTACGATTTTGAGTTTGGCGGTTACATTACTGGTAACGACGCCACCCTTCGATCGGGAGTTACTTCTTATTTGGTCCAGGGAAATTTGAAGACAGAGTTAAGCCGAAGGGTATTTTTCTTATACGGCTTATCAGTCGAGTTTTTCTCAAATGGCGAAGCCAAGGGAGTGGCCTACTCTGGTACTTCTTATGGGCCGTTTATCGGCATTGAGAGGGTTATAGACGAAAACCTACGGATAAGGGCTATCTATCATCCGGTTTATATCTCGTCTGTTGACGTTGGGGGCACGAAAACAACCACGACGGATTTTGGGTTAAATGGGGCTTTTGGTCTTACTTACCTATTCTAGTTTTTATTAGCGAGTTCAATATCTTTGACAATTTTTGGTAAACATTCGGAAAAAGAATTTTTGACGTGTTCGATCAATTTTTTTTTGTCCCCTTTAGTTTTAAATTTCGTATTTGCAACTAAAGTGGCTGCAATGCGAAAGGAAACACTCATTATGCGGGGTTGGAAATCATTTATATTAAGGTCTTCCGAATTATCAATAAGTTTTTGATGTAAAATAATAACTTCAAGCACCTCGTTGTACATCCTTTTAAACATTTCAGCGTAAAGTTTTTCCTTCTCAATTTTCGACAACTTAGGCATATTGATTTCCAAAGTATTCAGTTAAAGCTTCTTGCACAATTTCAGACTCAGTAACGGTAGCCCTTTCCGTTTTCAGTAGTTTGATCTTTTTGTCCAAGTTCCGGGGTATCCAATATGTGCGGCGTACCATATCATCTTTTTTAGCCTGTCCTTTTGACGTTAAAAAATCATGGGTTTGAATATTATCCATTGGGTTTCTTGGTTCGTTGTTACTCATCATTTTTGTCCTTAAATTTAAAAGGTTGATGCTTAATTCCCATTTTGTTTATTATTTTAGAATCGATAACACTTTTGCAATCAATACATTCCCACCAAGTTTCCATTTTTCTAGTGCATACTACTGCTTGAATGAAACGACATTCATTAGGACATTTTTTTGCCAAAAATTCGGTTGCCCGTGACACTAATAATTTAAATAATTTTTTCACTGTCCAATACCTATGGTTTTTTCTACTAATTCTTTTGCAAAATACAAATAGTCAAAAGATCCTCTGGACCTGGCATCGTGTAGTCCCACCGGCAGTGCCCTTTCGCTGGCTGCGCAAAGGGTTTTGTTGGTTCGGATAATAGAGTTAAACAAAAGGGCCTTAAATGGACTATTCATTATCTTTTCGAGTTGTTTAACATCCTGAGTATGTCCTTTGTTAAACATAGTCATCAAAATTCCAACTATGTTTGGTGAGATGCCCAAATCGGCCTTTAGTGTATTCAAGGTCTTTAACAGCTTTGGAAAACCCTCTACTGATAGGTACTGCGCTTGCATTACCACCACTATGTCTGTACTGACCACAAGAGCATTTACACTCAACATTGAAATGGTTCCTTTACAGTCAATGAGGACAAAATCATAATCGAGTTTATGAACCTCAAAGAAGGCCTCCAATATTCTTTCCTGACGGCTTCCCTTCGGTAGTCTTCCCATTGCCATAACCGCCAGCCTGTCGTCAGCAGTAATAATATCGACGCCGTTTTTGGTTGATATGTCCTTTTTAGGGTCGTACATGTTAAAGAATAGATCGTAACTGGTGAATGTATCTGGATTATCGACATGCCCGTTTCCAAGGCCCATCATAGAGGTTGTGCTGGCCTGTGGGTCCAAATCAATGATGAGTACCTTATAACCCAATTTAGAAATGAAATATGCGGTATTAACGACCGATGTCGAAACACCAACGCCGCCTTTTTCGTTTATGAAAGGTACTCTTACTTGCTTTTTTGGGCTCATATTAACAATACACTAACACACTTTTGTGCAAAAGCAGAAAAGCAGAAAAGCAGAAAAGCAGAAAAGCAGAAATATTCCTTTGAAAAACCGCCGGTTTATGGCAGACGTACAGTACACGAAAATTTGACTCACAATAGGAAACCCTTTACTATAAAAAAAATCTCACTACTTTATTGTTGTGAGAAATCATCAACAAAAGGAGTGAGAAGGAAAAAAAGATATTAATATTTTTTTTAAAAGGCTTTTAAGTTGTTTGGGATATTCAATTTTAAAGCGTTAACTTGATTCTATGGGCAATAGGCCGAATAGTCAAGATAGGAATAATAATGTCTTTTCCTAAAACACTATGGAAAATACAGGAAACAGGAATAACCACAGGGGGTTGCAATTCAAGAAATCCGAGAAGTAGGACTAGATTTTACGTGAAGGTCGAAGATGATATATACGATCTATTCGAGGAAAATGGTATTCGCACGACCTACAGAATGGTTTATATGGCGCTATCTGGTTGTTTGATACCAAATAGTGAATTTTCTAAGGTTACTTGGAAGAAACTGAGAAAGAGGTCGGGGGTTTCGTCGGATGAAACTCTCACTAAGGCGCTCAAAGAATTATGTCAAAAAGGATTCATAAGCAAAATGGGGGACTCAACCTATAGGCTTTGGCATTGTGTGTATAAGGGCCTCAGAGAAAACGAAAAAGATCACTTGGAGGTCAAGGAATACTGCGGTGTATCCACTACACCCAGTGTAGTAAGCACCACTACACCCAGTGTAGCGCCTCATGCGCGCGTCATTAATTCTAAAAAAACAAAAGAACTACCACATGAAACCGACGACGTTCATTTTAAAAATTTAGTCTTTGGGGAGAAGTCACCATTTAAAGATGATATCCCAAGATGGCAATGGATCGCTTGGATCGAGCAATACCAATTGCAGTGGTGCCAAAAGATGATTTCTGAATTGGAACACGTTTACAAAAAAGATTACTCTAAGATCCGCGATGCTGTTCTACTGATGGGAAAAGGACTTGGGTCCGGCGCAAAGTGGCAACTCGAAAAGAAGCGGCTTGATGAAGCCAAGAAATTTGAAGAGGAGTGGGAACGAAAAAAAGAGTGGGAACGGAGGGCGGATCAGGCTTGGGCTCAAAAGATGGCCGAAGAAGACTCGGTAAACCAAAAAATAGAGGTTGATTTTTCAATGGCTATAAAACAGCCGTATCTAATCGCTAGAGCTGAGAAAAAATTAAAGTTAGAGCGGCCAGATTTACAAGTGAAATTTTTACGATCCTTTTGAAGTCACAAATTGTTACGCACTATAGGGAGTCGCTAAATTGACAAAAAACATTTTAGATTTAGTTGAAGATGCAACAGTGTTTGCCTTAATCAGTCACATCCTAACAGCAAAAAAAAACAATAGTGATGAATGGATGGTGTTGCTGGTGATGCGGGCAAACGCGATGTTTTTAAAGGCCGGGGATTCTACTCGGTTAAGGTACAAGAACGGTGAGATTAAAACCCTTACTTGAGGAGTATGGTATTGATAAGACGAAAAAATACCATACACATGACGATTAAAAAGAAAACCCAGATAAAAAATTCAGGAAATGTCATTCCTCGGATTTGGTCAGGTTCCGGGTCAGGAGGAGGTGGAGGGATAGGCAATGATTTTTTAGTGATATCCATCTTATAACTATATGGAAACAATATCTATTTTGTCGTCAACGCTCCAAATTCGACCAGCGGCGATTTTTATTGCTTCCTCTATAACTTTTTCGGGATCTTTAAACTGAGAATCATGGGATTGTTTTTTAATGTAATCCAGAACAGCGGAGGCATGCCACGATCCGGATCCAGAGCAAACATATTCCTCAACTGGTTCAATTACAGCTAAACCTGGGCATAATATGAATAATCTTTCCTTGTATCCAATCACTATTTCTGACCCCATATTAAAGGGTTCCTTTTTTTCGTACGCTTCGTTTTCAACAATTAATTTCCTTAATTCAGTACAGAATCGTCCTGACAAATATTGCATAAATGTTTCTATTTTTTCGTCAAATTCAGGTGGTTTAAATACGTGTTTCATTAACTGGCAGGTTCTAACATGTCCGCAGGCACCCATAATTATATTTTCATGCTTTATTATTTTTGTATCCTTGTTAACCATATATGTGCTACCCCTACTAGTTCGTCGGTCTCCACCAATATATATTTTTTTTCCTTTTTTAATTCCTATGATACATGTCATTTTTTTAATTCCTTTTTTCTTTATTTGATATTTATGCTTAAGCTAAATTAAAGTATGAAATTAACTGTTTATCCCTCAGAACTTTTGTCTATCCAGTTTCACCCAATGATAAAAAGCCGGAGTGCTTAATATTTTTATTCCATTTTTCTTTAGCCACTTGGAAGTGTTTCCTTCACTTTTGCCAAATTTTTTGTCGATTTGGTACCAAGTATTTCCTTGATTTAACAATGTGACAATTATTTCGACGTCGTAAGTGACTCTTTTTGGCATATTAAAATAATAAACTCTTTTTGGTTTTAATTCAAGCTAGTAGTACTATAACATAGAAATTGGGTATATTTTCGGTTGACGTTAACGCTAGTCCCTGGTAATATAATATTCATAAAACAAGAAAGAAGGT